ATGGCGCGCAAGGCTCTTACCACTCGATCGATTGAAGCTCTCAAGCCGGACCCGGACAGGCGAGTCGAGCATCCGGATCCCGCCCTGCCGGGGCTCTATTTGCAGCTCCAAACCAGCGGCGCGAAGTCGTGGGCCGTCCGCTACCGGATGGCCGGAAAGTCGAAGAAATTGACGCTCGGCAAGTGGCCGGCGATGGGCTTGGCTGACGCCCGCGCGGCGGCCGCCGAGGCGCTCGAGGAAGTCGCCCAAGGACGCGATCCTGCCCTCAAGAAGAAGGCGACGAAGGCCGCGCGGCTCGAGGCGCAGCTGACGGAGCGCGACAAGGTGAGAACGCTGGTCGAGCAATTCGACCGGCGCCACTTGAGCACCCTGAAGAGCGGCGCGGAGGCGCGGCGCCTTCTATATCGCCACGTCGTGCCGGTTTGGGGAAATCGCGACGTGCACGAGATCACCCGTCGCGATGTGGTCGAGCTTCTGGACGGGCTAATGGACACCGGGCGCGGCGTGACGGCGAACCGCACACTGGCCGTCGTCCGAAAACTCTTCGCGTGGGCGGTCGAGCGCGACGTTCTTCAGGTTGCACCGACAGCGGGCCTGAAGCCGCCGGCGAAGGAAGTGCCGCGCGATCGCGTCTTGAGCGATGCGGAACTGCGCCTGTTCTGGCGGGCCTGCGAGGCTGTCGGGCAGCCGTGGGGACTGCTCGGGCAGGTGCTCGTGTTGACCGCACAGCGGCTCCGGGAAGTCGCCGAGATGACCTACGACGAACTCGACGGCGACCTCTGGCACCTGCCCCCAGCCCGGACAAAAAACGCTCGACCACATTCGGTGCCGCTGTCTCGACCGGCGCTCGAAATCCTAGACCGCATGGATCGCATCGGCGACACCAGCTTGATCTTCACGACCAACGGGGCGCGTCCCGTGAGTGGCTTCAGCAAGGCGCGGGACAGGATACACAGGAAGATGGAGGAGATCGCGGCGGAGGAGAGCGGCGAGCGGGTCGATCTGCAGCCTTGGCGCTTTCACGACCTCCGCCGCACAGCCGCCACGGGAATGGCTCGCCTCGGGGTCCCGGTTCGCGTGACGGAGAGCGTGCTGAATCACGTCTCGGGCACAGGCGGCGGGATCGTCGGTATTTACCAGCGTCACGACTTCAGCGACGAAAAAAGGCAGGCGCTCGAGGCGTGGGCGCGATTCGTTTCGGGCCTGGCCGAGGGGCATTCCGACAACGTCGTGCCGCTCGAGCGCGGGAAAGCGCTGTAACTCACCTAAAAGTGCGCCTCGCTGGAATATCGCAATTAGCGACTTTCGCTTGGGGGGCGAAACAGAGGGAAAAGGCGAAATCGGAAACGTGGATCGCTATTAGCGATATATCTGGATCGCCACCCTCCTTCTCCACACCCTAGATGCAGAATTTCTCCTTGTCAGAAGGGGCGCGGCACGCTCGCATATCGGTGTGCCACGCTTTCTAACACGAGGACGGATCATGCCCTCTGAAACCGAGAACAGATTAATCCCGGCCGTCGCCGTTCGGGAAATGATTGGCGGCGTAAGCGACATGACAATTTGGCGATGGCAGCACGATCCGGAGCTGGAATTCCCCAAGCCAACAAGAATTTCTCGCCGTCGCTATTGGCGCTTAAGCGAAATCGAGGCCTGGCTCGAGAAACAGGCGAAGGCGTCATGAGGAGATCAAGCTGATGGGAAATGTCGTCTACGTCCGAGCCCCCGAAGCGCCCGGCGGCGTCGGCGTCTCGTGCGCTATTCAGGAGGGCCGGTGCGGTCCGGTCTTTCTGGTCACGGTTCACGGCCCTACGCAGCGCGCGCGGCTCCTCTTTCATGATGCGGACGAGGTGGCGACCTTCGCCGACGGGATCGTCGCTGGCCGGTTCCCGGACGCGACACGCAGCGGGAGTGGCGCATGAGCTTCCGAGTTCGCGAGCTGGTGGAGGAGCGCGCGATTGGCAAGGCATCGAAGGCCTCGGCCGCAGCTCGGAAATGCGTTCTCCTGGCGATGGCTGACAGGGCGGACGCTGGAGGCGACGACATCTACCTCTCGCGCAACACGCTTTCAGAACTGACGGAGCAGTCGACGTCGACCGTGAAGAACGTCCTGGCCAGCCTCCGGAAAGACGGCCTGATTGCGCGAACCGGCACGCGCCCATGTCGTGGCGGCCATACAGTCAATTACCGGATAGACTTGGAAAAGCTGCAATCCCTACCGCTGAACGCGATCGGCCGTCATCGGCTCGAGAAGGCGTCTGCGACCGACCAAGAGGGCCGGAGGTTGCCCCCCCCAAAGCGGATGGACGAACCGGCCAAGGGGGCCGGAGGTCACCCACTGGTGGGCCGGAGGTTGGCCACGGGTGGGCCGGAGGTTGCCCCCAAACCATCCATTAACCATCCATTAACCGTCCATTCGCAGAGAAAGAGAGATGACTCCTCCGCAGTGAATTCCGCGCGAGGGCATCACTGCGGCGCGGACCATCTCTCCGGAGACGCCGAATTCGAAGAGTGGGTCGAAGAGGAGCGGCGGCGGGCGCTGTCGGAGGCGCGGGAGGACTTCGAGGCGCTCGACGATCCCACCGACGCGAGGGCGTGGGGATGACCAACCCGATGCGGATCAAACAGGAGATAGACTGCGATGGCGAAATATAAGTTCGGGGACTTGAGGGCGTGGACGCGCAAGGTCGGGCAGCGCGCAACCCACGTCGTCCAGCGCTCGACGCACGACGTGTTCGAGGATGCGCAGACGCCGCAGGACAAGGGCGGGCGAATGCCGGTCAAGACCGGGCGCCTGCGCAACAGCCTGAGCGTCCGCCTCGGCGGCGGTCTGAAGCTGAAGGGTGCGACGAGCTACCAAGCTGTCGCGGCCGCGATGCAGCCGGGCGATGTCGTCGCGGGCGGCTGGTGGACGGGGTACGAGCGGGCGGCCGAGTACGGCGACAGCCTCCGGCCGCCAGCGATGTTCCGCGAAACCGCCGCGGGCCGCTGGCTGGGGATCGTCGCGCGCAACACGGCCGAAGCGAAGCGGAGGTTTCGCTGATGGTCCCAATGGCCGGAACATCCGCTCTGGGTGGGGTCGCGGGTCGGGGTGTTCTTTTCTCTCTCCCCAAAAATTCTGGGGGGCAGAATGACGGCTGAGACCGCTCTCCGCTTCCTCGAAACTCTTCGGATCCCGGAAGGGCCGCGGGCGGGCGAGCCTCTGCGCCTGGCGGAGTTTCAGCGCAGATTCGTTCGTGGTGCGCTCGATTCTGCGAACATGGTCGCGATCCTCTCGATCGGGCGCGGCAATGCCAAGACGGCCCTTTCGGCCGGCGTCTCTCTCGGCGCGCTGATGGGTGTGTGGGATCCGCAGCCGCGGCGGGAGGTGATCTTCGCGGCCCGAAACCGCGACCAGGCGAAGATCGCCTTCAACTTCCTCACCGGGTACGTCGAGGGACTGGCGGCGGCGGAACAGGAGTTGTTCACCATCCGCCGGGGCTCGCGCCTCGAGGTCGAGTATTCGGGCAACGGCGGCGGACTCGCTCGATGTATCGCGGCTGACGGCCGTTCCATCCTCGGCGGCGCGCCAACGCTGGCGGTGCTGGACGAGCGGGCCGCTTGGGAACGCGACAAGGGCGACAATCTCGAAAACGCGATCCTCTCCGGCCTCGGCAAGCGCGACGGCAAGGCGCTGATCATCTCCACCTCGGCGCCGGACGATGCGAACACCTTCTCGCGCTGGATGGATGAGCCCCCGCCGGGCACCTACGTCCAGGAACACCGCCCGCCGTTCGGGCTCCCGGCGGACGACCTCGAGTCGCTGCTCATCGCCAACCCCGGCGCAACCGAAGGCATCGGCGCCTCGGCGGATTGGCTGGTGGCACAAGCGCGGCGCGCGATCGCTCGCGGCGGCTCTGCGCTTTCATCGTTCCGAAACCTGAACCGCAACGAACGCGTCTCAACCGAGGATCGATCGGTGCTCGTCACCGTGGACGAGTGGCTCTCGGCGGAAGTGGCGCCGGACGAGCTGCCGGAGCGCGAGGGCGAATGCATTCTCGGCGTGGATCTCGGCGGCTCGCGCAGCATGAGCGCGGCGGCCTGGTATTGGCCGCAGACGGGGCGGCTTGAGGCGCTGGGAACCTTCCCCTCGAGCCCGTCTCTCTCTGACCGTGGTGCCGCCGATGGCGTCTCGGGGCGGTACGCCGAGATGGCGGAGCGGGGCGAGCTTTCAGTGCTGGGCGAGAACACGGTTCCGCCGGGGCCTTGGCTCGCGCAGCTCGCGAAGCAGGTGGACGGCGCCGCGATCGCCTGCATCGTCGGCGACCGGTTCCGGCACGCGGAGTTCACGGAGGCGATGGCGAAGGCCGGCCTGCGCGTCCCGTTCGTGTGGCGCGGCTTCGGATGGAAAGACGGCTCGGAAGATATCGAGCGATTCCGGCGCGCGCTGTTCGACGGTCAGATCCGGACCCGGCCCTCCCTGCTGCTACGCTCCGCCTTCGCGGACGCTATTACGCTCATCGATCCTGCCGGCAACGCCAAGCTCGCCAAGGGCCGCAGTCTAGGCCGGATCGATGCGGCGGCGGCCGCAGTGCTGGCGGTGGCCGAGGGCGCCCGACGCGTGGCGCGGCCCGCTCGACAGGGGAGGGCCGCGGTATGGGTCTGAGGTACGACCGCCATGGCGCGGCCGTTTACCGTGACAAGCGGTGGCCGGCGCTCCGGATGGCCGCAAAGCGCCGCGACGGGTGGCGCTGCGTCCAGTGTGGCTCCCGTCACCGCCTCGAAGTCGACCACGTGTTGCCGGTGCGTGAGAACCCCGGCCTCGCCTTCGACTTGGGCAATCTACAGACCCTCTGCGGCTCCTGCCACGGCCGCAAGACACGCCTGGAATGCGGGCATCCGCCGCTTTCCGACGACCGCCAGAAATGGCGCGACCTGGTGCTCGACACGCACCGTCAACCTATCAAGCAGGAAGGAACGAACGATGCTTGAATCCGTGAAGATCCAGCGGCGGCAATCCGAAATCCGTCAATCTCTCGCCGAGCTGGTGGCGAAGCCCGAGCCGACTGAGGACGAGACGCGTTCGATGGACACGCTCGACAAGGAATACCGGGCGAACGAGACCCGGTATCGCGCCGCCCTCATCGCCGAGGACGAGGAGCGCCGGGACGCAAAGGGCGAACTCGAAACGCGCAGCGATCGCGAGTGGTCCGAGCTGATGGGCCGGTTCGAGATGCGGCAGGTTGCCCTCGCCCTCGATGAAGGACGTAAGCTCGACGGCCCGACGGCGGAGATTGTCGAGGAGCTGCGCGAGCGCGGCGGCTACCGCGGCGTTCCGGTGCCCTGGGAGGCGCTGGAGGTTCGCGCCGGCGAGACGATCGCGAGCGGCACGCCGGACCCGATCCAGACGCGGCCGATTATCGATCGGCTTTTCCCCGACTCCGTGGCGAGCCGGATGGGCGCGCAGATGATCAGCATCGACCACGGCGAGATTGAATGGCCGGTGGTGACGCAGGGTGCCAGCGTGGGCTGGCAGGCGTCGGAGACCGGCGCTGTCGGCTCTCCGCAGGCGTTCCAGACCACGGACAAGGCGCTCGCGCCCGACCAGACGCTCGGCGTGCAGATGAAGATCACGCGCAAGACGCTGAAACAGTCCGGCTCGGCGCTGGAGCAGGCCGTGCGCCGCGACATGAACTCGGCGATGGCGGTCGAGATGGATCGCGTCGTGTTCCTGGGCTCCGGTTCGTCGGGGGAGCCTCTCGGCGTCATCGCCGGAGCGGCGACCTACGGCATCACCGACACCGATCTCGGCGCCGCGCCCACTTGGTCGGCGTTCCGCTCGGCCGTTGTGCGCTTCATGCTCGCCAACGCCGCGGGCTCGCCTTCGGCCGTACGGCTGATGCTTCGGCCCGAGGTGTGGGACGCGATGGACGCAAGCTACATCGACGCCGGCACCGCCGTGACGGAATGGGACCGCCTCGCGAAGAACGTCTCAACGATCGCCATGACCACCAACGGTCTGGCGACTCCGACGGGCACGCCGGCGGCCTCCAAGGCGCTCTTGACGACGAACGCGGGCGGCGTGGCGCCGATCTTCGTGGGCAAGTGGGGGGCGGTTGACCTCATCCGCGACCCCTTCACCGACGCCGCCTCGGGCGGCCTGCGGATTACGGCGCTTGCGACTTTGGACGTGACGGTTGCACGGCCGAAGCAACTCGAAGTGGTTTCGGGGATCCAGTGATGCACTTCGGCCCTCATCTCGGCGGCCTCGAGCTGCGAAAATCCGGGGGCGGCTCAGTCCGCCTCCGTGGCACGTTCCCGTATGGCAAGCTCGCTACGCTGTCGGACGGGGGCAGGAACGGCGGACGCCCGAAGAAGGAGCAATTCGCACCTCGGGCCTTCGCGTACAACGTCGAGCGCGAGGACGTAGACATCCTGTTCTTGTCCGGGCACCGGTACGACAAGCCGCTCGCCAGCCGAAAGGCCGGGACGCTCGACCTCGAGGACACCGACGACGCGCTCATCATGAACGCGACCATCACGCCCGACGTGCAGGAGACGACCTGGGCGCGGGACTTCCTCAAAGCCTATCGTGCCGGTCTGGTCATGGGCCTGAGCCCCGGCTTCCGGCTTCCTCCGCAGCGCACGGTGCCGAACGCGGAGAAGGTCGAGGACGAGGACCCCGCCCTTGGCAACGCGCTGATCCGCACGATCATGGCGGCGTTGCTGTACGAGCTCTCGGCCGTGACGAAGGCGGCATACGAGGATGCGCAGATCGAGGAGCGCAGCTGGCAGGTGACGCCCGCCTCGGCCCGCACCGTTAGCAGATTTGCTCACACGTACCGGTGGAGGGTCTGATGGCGACGACGATCCGACAAGTGGAAGAGAAGCCGGCGGCCTATCCGCCTGCCCCGACCGTGTCCGGCCAATCGCTCACGCCCGACGACGCCGCTGTCCTGTGGCAACGGCTCGAGAGCTACATCGTGCACCGCTGGACGCCCCGACAGGTTGTCTGGACGGTCGAGGGAGAGGGCGAATGGACTCCGCCGCTGACGCCCGCCGATGTGACTTCGGTGGAGGTATGGGAGTCCGGCGCGTGGGTTGCGACGACGCCGCCGGCGGGTCCGCTGGGCGGGTACGATTTTCCTGGCGACGGACCCTATCGCGTCATGGCCACGGCCGGCGACACGGGCGTGCCCGTCGAGGAGGTCAAGCCGCCGGAGGATGTTCTGTGGGCCTTCCGGCGCCTGGCGGCGTACTGCGTCAGCCCGGCTCGGCACGCGAACCTGCTGTCCGCCACCTCAGTCGAGGAAGAAGAACGCGCCGGCGACGGCAGCACGGCGCGCCTGTCCTACGAGCGGCCGGCGACGTGGTTGGGCCGCGCCATCGTCAATTCGGGCGCGGCGGATCTGCTGCGGACTTATCGGAGGGTCCCGTGATGTGGCCGTTTCGCAGAAAAGAACAGCCGGTGGAGACGCGCTCGGCCGCGGCGGGCTTCACCGCCGAGATCATGGCGGCGCGCGAGGCGTACGTCGCCGGCCGCACCGGCATCGCGGAGCTGACCGCGACGGTGCAGTCTTGCGTGAGCCTCTGGGAGGGTAGCTTCGCCCTGGCCGACGTGGACGGCACGGCAATGCTCGACCGGCGGTCGATGGCGCTGGTCGGGCGTTCCCTGGCGCTGCGCGGAGAGTGCGTATTCCTGATCGGCGACACCGAACTCGTGCCGTGCTCGGATTGGGACCTGACGACCCGCGACGGCATCCCGCGGGCCTACCGCGTCAGCATCTCGGAGACGGGCGGCGGGCGGACGAGGACTGCGCTCTCGGCGGAGGTGCTGCACTTCCGGATCGGCAGCGACCCGGCGGCGCCCTACTACGGGACGGCACCGCTGCGGCGTGCTCAGCTGACTGCCGGGCTGCTAAACGCGGTCGAGTCAGCGCTGGCGGAGGTGTACGAGCATGCGCCGATCGGCTCGCAGGTGCTCCCGTTCCCGGAGTCATCAGAGGTCGACCTGGAGAAGCTCGGCCGAGGCTTCCGGGGGCGGCGCGGTCGCGTCCTGCTGCGGGAGTCCGTCAACGTGACGGCGGCCGGCGGCCCGACTCCGGTGCAGGACTGGCGGCCCTCCGATGTGACACCGGACCTTTCGAGAGCGATGACGCGGGAGACGCTGGCGGCTGCACGGGACGCGATCGGCGCCGTCTACGGCGTGCTGCCGGGACTCATGAACCCCGCCACGACTGGCCCGATGGTCCGGGAGGCACAGCGCCACCTCGCCAGCTGGACGCTCCAGCCGATCGCCGCGCTCGTCGCGGAGGAGGCCAGCGCCAAGCTCGGCGGCGAGATCAGGATAAACACGCTCCGGCCCCTCCAGGCGTACGACGCTGGCGGGCGGGCACGAGCGATGGCAGGCATCGTGCAGGCTCTGGCGATGGCGAAGGAGGCCGGGGTGGACCCTGACCTCGCCGCGAAACTTGTCGATTGGGAGAGAAGCCAATGATCGAGATCTTCGGACTGAAACGTGTCCAGAATCCGAGGCCGAACAGAAGCGGCGACACGATACTCGCGTTCTTCGATGCGCAGGTCGAGTGGCTGACGATCGAAGGCGCCGCGCTGGTTCAGCTCGGGAGCGGCGCCGGCATCACGGTGTGGGAGCCGCTCGCCAAGGCTGACCAGCGGCCGCGGCGCTGCATGAGGATGGACGGCCCGGTGCGGCAGAAGGTGGCGGAGGCGGCATTGCCGTTCTTCCAGTCTCTCGGCGGCCGGCTGGACTGAGACGGAGGGAAGAAACCATGACCATCTCGGACGCCCTGCTGCACTTCCTCGAGGTCGCCCCGATCCATGAGAAAGCGCGCCTCGAGCTGATCGTCGCTGCCATGCACCGCGGCGACGAGCACACCTGGCGCGGCCTCATGGCGATGGAGTTCGTCGGTCCCGCAGAGGAAGGGCATTCTGCACTGCCCCCAGATTTGGGGGCAACAGGTCCTTCCGGATTTGGACGGGTCGTGGAGGCGCCGGAGGCCTGGCCCGGGCTCTCGGGCGTCCTCCCACATGACGAGCGTGTCGCCTGGGCGCGCCTGGCGGTGGCGGCGATCGAGGCCGGGGACCGGGAGGCGCTGGCGCTGATCGAGAGACTCGTCCTCCGACGGGCAGCTCACTAATGCCAGAAGCGGAGCGCGTCCTGTGGCTCTCCGTCATCTACGTCGGGCTTCAGGATGCGGCCCGCGGGCAGGACCCGCACTGGCTCTACAGCGACGACTTCAAGACAGTCTGCGCCTTGGCACAGGTCGACGCCTTCTTCGTCCGGCTTGCCTTCCGGGAACGGCAGGAGGAGTTTAAGCGCCCCTCCTACCGGCGCGCCTAGCTCTGCGTACCCCAAGCCCCAGGCTTGGGCTTCGTGTCCACAACATCAAGGTAGATCGCCGGCGGTTCGTTCGAGCCCTCATCGACGTGAAGCCGGCGAGCCGTCACGACATAGCGGGTCGGCTCATCCTCGCCCGGACGCCGCAGGACGATCTGATCATCCTTCTCCGGAACGAAGGCAGCCTCGATGGTGGCGAAGGAGTCGTGCGGCTCTTGGCCTGCTAGCAACAGGCGGATCTGAAAGGTCAT